CTTCCCGAGGATGCTGCTGGACTGCCCCAGCTTCGCCGCACCAAACAGACCGAGGCTAGCCCCGCCGATCGCGCCAAGCCCGAGATTGAACCCGCCGCCGATCAGGCTGCCGAGACCGCTGGATCCGCCAGCGCCACCGACCCCTCCAAGTATTCCGCCCGCTCCAGGTCCACCAGAGAACCCGCCGGTGAACGGGCCGCCGAGTCCGCCGAAGGATCCCAGCATTCCTGCCAGGCCACCAAATCCGGAAGGCGCCGCGCCGCCGACTCCTCCACCGCGCCCGCCGTACACCAAGTTCGTGAGGAAGGCCGCCGAAAACTGCTTCAACGGCGTCAGAAACGCCGCCTGAAGAATCGACATGATCGCCTGACCAAGGCTCTGCGTCCGCGAGAACAGCGCATCAATCGTGCGCTCGAACGAATACTGCAGGGACTGCGCCTGCTGCACGTACAGGGAGGTTTGCCGCTGAATGGACTGCTCGCGCGCGGCATCGAGCTGCTGCTGCGTCTGCCCGCCGAGGCGTTCCTGATTGAGTTCCTTAATCCGCGTCAAGGCCGACCGCTTCGCCTGGAACTGCTCTTCGTTGATGAGCTTCGCCTCGGACTGCACCTGAAGCGCGGCGATCTCAAAATCGAAGTCGCGCCGCAGGGCTTCCGCGCGGAGTTGCGAGGTCTCGCGGATGAACTGCTGCTCAATGGCGAGCTTCTGCTGTTCGATGGCGACCTTCTGCTGCACGCTGCGCGCAGTCAGCCCGTCCGTGTCCAACCGGCTCAAGGCTGATGCTCGGCGGGCTTCCAGCTCGCCATTCGGAGAAAGCGCCAGTAGGTCGCCTTGCTGCTGCAACCCGAGCAATTCGGCCTGGAACGACTGGCCCCGCTCAAAGGTTCGCAGCCGAGCGCCGGATCGCTCATCCGGAGATCCCTGCGCAGCGTCCGCCGCCGCGCGCCGAGAATCAGAGAACACGCGATCACGAGCAGATCTGAACGCCGCCGCCACTTCCAGCTGCTCGGCTTCGCGCAGCGCGTTCACCGCCGCCGCCGTTTTGCCGAGCTCCGCGCGGTACTGCGCGTACTTCTGGATGATCTGCGCGATTTCGCCACCGTCCTTCGCGCGGGCCTGTGCCAGGATCTCCAGGGAGCGGGCCTGCGCGCGGGCCGCTTCTTCGGCTGCCCGAGCCTGCTCCTGCTCTACCTGCCGGATCTGCGCCTGGCCGACGCGCAGCTGTTCTTTGAGCTCCGCTTCACCGGGGGCGCCGGGATAAAGCCGCGCGAGGGGGCCGCGAATATCGTCCCTCAACTGCTTCTCTCGCGCGCTGTCCGGCGTTATCGCGCCGATCGCGCGCGACAATCCAACAGTGCCGTTCGGCAAAAAGAATGCGCGAGAAAGAGCTTCCGTAAGAGCGGGGAATCCGCTCAGCGCGTCCTTTGCCTTGACCGCGAGGATAGCGAAAGCTTCCGCCGTGTCCGAAATAATCGAGCCTGCAAACAGCTTGGCAGCGCGCGCCGCGTCCAGCAGCTCGTTCTTGATGCCGGACACCCCCTGACGAATGCGGTCGAGCGCGATCGCGCCCTCCGTCGAACTGGTTGCACCGAACAGACGCGCCGAAGCCATCGACTCGTTGAAATCGGAGCGCAGACCCTCAGGAAGGCCGAGGGCCTGCCGCTGCCGCTCCCGCTCGAACGGATTACGAATCTGCCCGAGCCGCGCCTGCGCTTCGCCGATCACTTCCAGTTCCGAGCGACTGCCAAAGACGCCGAACGAGGTCTGCACCCCGAAGGCTTCGAACGCCGCCGCATTCGTGCGGGTCGCGCCGACCGCGGAAACCAGGGTGGACGGCTTGTTGCCAGTGATCCCCGCCGTATTAGCCAGGATCTGATACTCCCTGGCAGTTAAGCGAGCTTGCGCCGCCGCTTTCGCCTGCTCCTGTATCAATCGAGCTTGCCGCAGCGTCAGCAGCGCCACGGCCTCCGCAGCCAGAATAATCGCCGTCGTGTACGGCGCGACAGCCAGTCTCGCAAGCCGGTAGCCGGCAATCGCTTTGTCCAGGGTTAGGTTCTTGCGCGTGAACGCCACCGTGAGAATCGCCAGATCGCGGATGAGGTCCTGATGCTGCCGCGCGAAGCTCTCGATCGCGGCGCCGGCCGCGCGCATGGCCCGCACCGTGGCCGCAGTGAAGTCCTCCCATGCCTGCTTCGCCCGCTGGGCCATCTGGCGGGCCCGCTGCTCGATGGAACTCAGGGCGTCGTTGACGCGATCCAGGGCGGGTTTCGCTCTGGAGTCATCCGCGCGGAGCTCAATAAGCTGTGCTTCCATTTTGCTGCGCCCTCATCTGCTCGATCTGGTAGCTGTTGGTCTCGCGCTCGATCAGACACATAACTGCGAACTCATCAGCGGGTACGTCGCGAAGCTCAATTCGAAAACCAAGCTTGAGGGCCTGCATAGTTTCGGAGGCTCTCTGAATCAACCGGCCCGATGGCCCTGCGAGCAGCCGCGCCAGCCGCTCGTCTGAATCGTCGCCGCGGCCCGTCCGGACCATCGCATGGACGATGTCTCCTACGGTTGGCTCGCTGCCGTCGCCGTCGGAGGTTGCGTAGGGTTTTCCACCTTCACCTCAGCCTCGATCAAGTTCGACAACTCGGACACCGCCATTGCCTTGTGCATAATCGGAACGTACCCTTCTGGATACCCCTCGTTGCGCACGAGCAGCTTGTCGTAGAGTTCCCGGCCTGGCCGCAAGTGCGTGGTGTACGTCGTGCCGCCGTAGCGCGTGGATGCGCTTTTCAGGAACTCGCGCCTGTACTTCTGCAACTGGTCCGCCGACGGGGTGCCAAGCACGTGGCGCATCGTGAATCCGAGGTACTGCATTTCCACGAAAAAGCCTTCGTCCGTCCGTCCGCCGTCCGTGATGTCCACCGACATCAGCTTATTCAGGAGATAGGTGCACTCGCTTTGCTCCAGATCGTCGCCGGACTTCTTCAGCTCGTTGACGATCTCCACGTCCAGAGCCGGGCACTCGTGCACGGTTTCGACTTCGCCCTTGATTGAAAAAGAACGAGCCTTCTGCCGCCGGTCAAGATGATCGTCGGTCGGGAATTCGATTGTCACGGTTTTGGTCCCGGCCGGCGCCGGAATCCGAATCGTGAGCGACTGCCTCAGGTTCAGCATGGTAATGGTAGGGGATTATGCTCCGATATTGTCGACGTCGGTGATGATGGTCGCGGTCGCCGCGCCGTTCACCGAATCGTAAAGGATCTTGGCCGTGCAGGCGAGCGCGATGAAGCCGTTCTGCCGCGACTTTTCAACGGCGGAAAAGCGGACCTTCGGGAAGTCGATCTGCAGGCTGTGATAAGTCGATCCGGTGATGAGCGGACCCTGAATCGCGATCTGCGCGGTGCCTTCGGTCTGAGCGATCAGCTTCGTGTACTCTGTCCCGCCGGACTCGACGAGAATCACGAACGACAAACTGAGCGCCGGCTTGACCTGATACATGCGCCCCGCGAGCGCCGCGCCGCTGGTACCGTCGGTGCCGCCGCCGACGTAGCCGGGATCCACATTGTTGTCCCACGAAAACCGCAGACTCTCGAAGTTCTTGTTGCCGGTCGTGTAGGTCGTGCCGTTAAACGCGAACGTGAGGCCGGACGCGGACAAGAACTTCTCGACCAGCGTCGAGGTCGGCAGAGTCACCGAGGACGGCGACGTGCGCTTGCCGGTGCCGACGAAGTTCGCCGAGACACCAACCGATTGCCGCGACGGCGAATTGGAGACGTCGATCTCGAACGACCGAAGCACTTGCCCGGGCAGCAACTCGTCGATGACGCTGCAGGCCTGATTCACGACGCTGATCGACGGCAGACTCAGTCCATCCGAGCAGGGGTTCAACGGCGTGCAGACGTACTGGTAGGCGCCAGCAGCCGGAGTTGTTTTCGTGCTTTTTCCGAAGCCGAGAGCGAACAGCAAGGCGAGGATCTGCGAGGAACCGAACATGCGCATCGAGTATCCCGAAGACTGCGCGACGTTGTACACCTGCGTCGCGAAATGCGTACCTTTCCCGATCGCCTCCGCGTCGTCCTCGGTCTGCAACTGGAACGACGGCGAAGCGCCACCGTATTCGGGAATCAGCCAGTAATCGGCTTGCGCGGTGCGCGCCGTCGCAAGGTCAGTCTGCTTGCGAAAGCTGATTCCAATCTTTTGAGAACTGTCAACAATCGGCATGGGTTACTCCTTGACCTCGTCCGGCGGCGCCATCTCAACTGTGACCTGATTCCAGCCCGCGATCATCAGCGGCTTGATCGCCTCAGGTTTCGCCGGAACGCGGCGAACCTCGCCAGCCGGCGACTTCATGAGCACGTAATCAATCAAGTGCTCGCCTTGCGAATTTTCAGCGGAAGCTGGCTTTGGCATTTTAGCAGGTGTCCCCCTTTTCTGGCACAACGTATGAGATGATCCAGTAATCGAGCCCATTTGCGTCCGTCACGGGACGCATCGTGGGCGGCTTCATCGGCTCGACATCATTGGATAGTGGCACGAGCCAATTGCGATCGCAGCAGCCCCCAACACCGCCGGGTTTTCCATTCACAAAGCCGCAAAATACCGTGTAAATGGCGAAAGATTGCGACTCAGCCACCGGCTTTTCCGGAACACGAACCGCCGCTTCGAACGAATGCACGAACTGCCGGTTGTAACCGGGGGCAGTGCCACTCCATCGAATAACCATGCCAGGACTGCCTTGGGCGATCTCCGCGAACCAACTCACACGAGCAGCAAAGTCGTGATGATAGGCGCGAATCTGATCTTCTGGTGAAGGAAAAACTGCAACTAACTCTGGGATTGTCCGAAGTCGCGCAACCATCGCGTCCAGCAGAGTCTGCGGGTTTATCACGCGGCACGCTCCTCAATGAACTCAACGATAGAACGTGCCAACAGCTCATCATGCTTATGAATAAGCTGCCGCTGATCGAAACGCGACAAGCCGATCATAGGCGCCCGATTCTGATTAACACCGGCTTTAAGAGCTTGTCTTGGATCAGGAAACCCGATACGGATGACCGATCCTGTCTCCAGGACCGTCATGTCATTCAGCATGGCGCCAGTGAAGAACAGGTTGCGAACGGGAGGCTGACCCCGCTGCGACTTGACGCGAGCATATCCCTCAGAGAGTGGAATTACCGGTTGGTCGTCGATGCCGATTCCGCCGCGAATGCGACGCTGCATCGTGTCGATGGCGAACTGGCCGAGCTCCCGCTGCTCATCGGTTGAGAGCCAGGGGAGACGAACCCGGACGCGCTTCGTAATGTTGACCGTGAAACTCATTTGACTCGCTGAAGCTTGACGCGCGTCCAGTCGTCGATTGTCTGGTCCACGTCCACGACGCGATACTCGTTTGAGCTAGTCAGAACAATGTCGCCGCGCTCGACTGACGCGCTAATGTCCGACCGCCGAAACTCCAACTTTACGAAATCTGGCGCCCAGTTCAGCTGCGAACTTGGAGGCGCGGTAAGAACAGCCTGCAGGCTGTACTCGTCTGCGCCACCCTTTCGTAAGGTCACAGCTTCCCCGAACACCTCCAGGATGGAGGTGTTCAGGGTCGCCGCAACTTCCGTGAAGGGGGAAGACATTGGAAGCAGGTTTTACACGCTGTGAACGCGGTACGCGATCTTCACGGAGATCGTGACATCGTTCGCCGCGTTGCCCGCGTATTCACCGTCGCCGGTGTTGTGCAAGACAAGCGCCTTATTCGCCGACGACGCCTTGGCCACAATCGTGTCGATCTTCGCCAAAACGTTCGTCACAGTTGCCGCCGTCTGATCGACGAAACCGGTTGCCTCGATCGTCTGCGAAGCCGCCGCGCCGGAGCCGTTCTCGTACTTCACCGCCATGTTGTCGGCCGTTTCGGTGATTGCGTTGGTGCCGCCGTTGTTCACTAAGACTGCCGACACGAACTCCAGCAACTTGCTGGCGCCGGGAGCCGCAACCAGGGTCTTCGGTGAGGCGCGCAGGGCCTTCAGCTCGGCGTTGGTAATTTCCACCGTCGCGTACTTGAGAACCGACTCGTCGACCGTCGCGGAGAACCCGTTGATGATGCGGGCCCGAACGGTCGAGGACGGATTTGCCGCGGCCTCCACCGCCACTGCCACCGGACCGAAGTCCGACGTCGTTTTGGTGAGCACTTTCGTCGTGTCGTTCCAGTACAAGAGATCGCCGACCGAGACGGCCAGAGCCGACGTCTTTGCGATGTCGAACACGCCGCGAGTCGCGAATTCTGCTTCGGCGCCGCTTGCATAAGTACCACACGCGATGCCGAAGAAACTGCCGATTTTCGCCCCGGCGCCGCTTGCGACGGCGTAAGGAGCGAGGAGAGAAAGGGTATCGCCCTTCTGAATGTAGTTCTGCATGATTGACTCCTTGCTGTCGTTTCGGCTTTTACACGCCGGGATTTTTCGCCCAAGTGCGATGGTCGATCATGGCGGCGCCAAGATCCAGACGCGCCTTGATCTTCATGCCGTCCACATCGAATCCCATTTCGGTCTCGACGTACACGCCCTGCTGACCTTCCAGATACGCGTACACCAAACCGTCCGCCTGATTCGGGTCCGCGGCCATGTACCACGGCTTGGCCCCCGAGGTCACGTCGAGACGGGGTTCGATGATGGGCGTCATCGACCGGATGAAGTCCGGAATGGCGTTGCTGAACTGCGCAGCCGTGATTTGCGTCCGAATCTGCGCCATCAGGGTCTCGAGGTCGGTGCCGGCGATGAGATACTGCGGAGTGAGATTGAGAACCGTCGTCGAGTCGAGGTCCTTCTGCTTGCGGATGAGAGCGCGCATCACGCCGATCGAGTCAACAGCGATCGCCGTCCCGGTTCCCACCAGGTTCTTGTGGTCGGCGTGGAAGATTTCCACGCCATCGGCCATGGCCGCATTCGCCGTGATGATGCCCCACACCACGTTGCTTTCGGTCTGCGCCGCCTTGGCCCCCATCAAGAACGGAACACGCGTAAAAGCCTGCTTGTCGTCGTTCAGAATGAGTTGACGCGTCATGGGGATGATCTCCGCGTACGTCGCCAGCTGCACGCTGTTCTTCGATTCGAAGAGCTTCCCGTACTTTACCTCGCCGCTTTCCTTCACCTTCGGCAGCGCCGATTGACCACCGATAAGGGGCATGGACAGCGCCTTGAAATCGCTGATCGTGACCATGCGCGCCACCGGTCGGAAGGTCTGCGGGAAAGCGTCGTATCCGGCGCGCAGACTCTTGTTCGCGACATTCTCGGTAATGTACGGGAAGTCGGACGTGCTCTGAAACGCCAGTTTGGCAATTGCCCCGCGGTCCATCCCGCGGGTATTGACGCCGGCGCGCGTCAAACATTCGCGCGCGATCTCGAGCATCGACATGCCCATGAAGGCACGTCCACCGTCGAGCTTGACCGCCTGGGGCCGATCGATGTGCAGCAGCGCGTTCACAACGCTGTCGCGGAACTTCTCGCGATCATCCTGCCCCATGGCGACATGCGTCTGCCGCGGACCATTGTCCTTCGATTTGTTGTACAGGTACTCGGCCACGAGCATGCGAAAGCCTTCCACTGTCGTGTTATTGGCGATCGCATCGTTCGCAAGATGAGCGACCTCGAACTTGCTCGCAAGTTCAAAAATCCCTGCCTTGCGGACGGACTCTGCGAGCTCCGCCTTGATCTTGGTGACATCCTCGACGGAAGTCGCAGCCGTCACCGGAGTAGTCGCGGCCAGCTGCTGCTGTGCCGGATCGGTAACCACGGAGTGTTGTTCCATGATGTTCCTTTCACTTGAATTTGACGGTTGATCCGTCGCTGCTACGAAACTTGGCACGAGCGTGTCGCGCTCCATGACCGAGGAAAGAAAGCCGGCGTTCATGTCGGCGGGCGAAGGAACGACGCTAACTTCCATCAGCATCCACTTCGTCGCCATGTACGTCTTGATCGCGTCGTTCTCCCCAGACACATCAGCAAGCTTCAGCACCTTTACGCCTACCGATACGCTAGTCAAAATCTTCTCTTCGATCTTTCCCCAGATCGAGTCCACGTTCTGATCTTGAGAGAACCGAAGACTCGCCTGCACCACGCCGTTCTGAACCTGAGCCTCGTCGACGATTCCAAGAACTCCGTCACAGCCCTCCCAGGACGAGTGATTGTCCAGGACAGGACAGGCTTTTGCCGCGACCCGAGTCAAGTCGACAGCATCCGGCTCAGTGCTAAGAATCAGATAGTACGGTTCTTCAGTTTGCCAATCGTAGCGATCTACCTTGGCACCCGTGTACGCAGCACATTGCACTACGCGCTTACCCTCAGCAACCGACGGACTAATCGCGGCGCGAAGACATTCCACTCCGCGATCGCGGAGACTATTTGGGCTGGCTTGCCGCATTTGACTCCTTTCCAAGCCAGTCCGTTTGCAGCCCGGCCTTCTTGAACCTCTCGTTCCAGTAAACCAGTTGCGCGAACTGAGTCTCTGGGTCGTTTCCTTGTCTCGTACAGGCTTGACCGAACGTCATGGTGCCGTTTCCCAGCATCACGCCGTCTGCCTTAGACTCATCCATTCGGTCCAACAAATCGAACTTTGGCGTTCCCCACTCAACGGCGTAGTCAATCGCGTTGATTGATCCTTCCAGATACAGCGCATCAATAAAACGCCGATAAACTGGTTCGCACATGAACGGGATGATGTAATCCCACTGCAGCGCCTCGAGCCAGTCGCGGTATCCGATCAAGCCGCCTCGGTACGACGAGTAATTGATCTGCGACAGGTCGCCCGTCAGAACCTCGTACGGGATGTTCCAACCCGCGGCGATCGTGCGATGCATCGCGCGAACGTAATCCGCGTAGCCAGGGGCATCTGGCGGCTCTGCCACCTTGATGTCTTCACCAGCGCGCAAGTACTCGATCATGCCGGGCTCGATCTGCTCGACGCGGCCTGTAGCACCTTGCTCAATGACCGGACCGAGTGTCTCTGCGTCGCTGCTGCTGGGCTTGGTCACGAACAGGGCCAAGCACGCCGCAATCTTCTTCTGCATCAGCGTCGCGTCCTCGTAGTCCTCGAGATCGCGATGCTTGAGCAGCACCGAAGCGGCTAAAGGCACGCCTCTCTGCTGATGGAGGCGATCCATCAGCCGGCCGTGCTCAATATCCCTGGCGGGCACGCGGCGACTCACTAGAGACGATCTATTGAGCGCGGCGGCCGTGTTTATGGAATCACCTGGGTGCGCATCAAAGAGCCAGTAAGCTGTTCGCCGCCGAAGCGCGTCGAACTCCACCCCGTTGATGATGTAGCCGTTCGCCGTGTTCTCCGTTTTGTTGTGGTCCAGAAAGTCTGGCTCGAGGAGCTCGATCTGATACGGTACGCGCAAGCCGTCGCTGAAACGACGCGGCCGATGGCGGTACAAACCTTCGCCGCACTCGAGGAGACAGCGCAGCATCAGACGCTGCGCCCCGTAGAATCCCGGATGCCCCTCGCTGTTCGCCTGGTTCACCCAGATGTCCCATGCGTCGCGAATGACCTTGTCGACTTTGTCCCCGGCCTTTGTGCGAGGCTGCGGCGTAATGCCTGTACCGATGGCCCGCGTCGTGATCTCCGATACTGCCTTGCGAGCAAGAGGATTGTTGCGCACGAGCTCGCGCGAACGGGCCCGAAGTGTGGGAAGCGCCGCCGAAATCACCGCGTTGGCCGACGCCGAGTTAGACGCCCAGCCCGCCGTTCTGCGCCCCATCGCGGCGCCGGCGTAGTTCATCGCTTCGAGTTTTACCCGGTTCTGAACACGCTTCACCCCAAGTTCCGGAGCGAACCAGGCAATGACGCGGTCTAACACGTTCGACTTCATTCCTTAGTACCCGCGAGAAAACGACGTCACGGAGCGTCTCGCGCCGCTATTCGACGCAGCTTCGATCTGCTGCTGCATCGTGGAAATCACCTCCCACATGCTCGCCAGCGAACCGTAGTTGAAGCTGTACTGCCGGCCATCGATGATGTAGGTGCCCGACACAATCCCTTTGGCGTACTGCGCCGCGAGGGCATCGATCTGTTGCTGCGTGAACGTCGGCATTACTTGCGCAGCCACCCGGAGGTATTACCGAGCCAATTCGAATTTTGGCGCCGACGCTGCTCAAGAACAACCGCGTCTTGCGCCTGCGCCGCAGCTCGCGTCGGCGCAACGTACCGCGCTGCTACCGCATCCCAGGCTTTGGCCTGATCATCGGACACGTACGTATTTCCGTTGGCAAGGTACGCAGCCGCCATGGCGTACACGCGACAGTCCAGCGCCTCGTTCCGGAGGTGCGTCTTGACGAACGACACTTGGCCGTTCTTCTCGACGCGCTCTTCCGAACAAAAACTCCGAAACGTGTCGTCGTCGTACATGGGAAAATGCGCGTAGCCGCGACCTGGCTCTTGCGCCGTGAGCTGGTTGTAGAACTGCGTTTTCAGAAAACCACCACCAACGTGCGCGATCTTCAATCCTCCGCGTTTACTCGAAGCTGCGTCAGAGCTGATGGACACAATCGCCTTCGCGAACTGGTTCATGGTGCGGTCGCCCTTCACGCACACAACTGTGTGCGGGGCAACGACCTTGCCTCCAGCTGGTCCAACTGCGAGGCGCTGTCGCCCTCGCGCGAAGTTGTACACGACGTCCGAATTATGCCCGGTATCTATGGCCATGGCCATGACCGGCAGCGCCACATCGTCTTCTCTTCGCAGCGTACGCATCAACAGCCGGTCGATCTCGTCCCAGTATTTCTGACTCGTCGTTGACACCGGCACGCCATCGTCGAAGAACTCGAAGCGATAGATACCGAGCGACCAGCACTCGCGCCCTGCGCCCCAGCCAACAAGCTCTGCTTGTACCCAGTTCTTCTGCACGTCGACGCCTGCCGTGATAAAGACGACCTGCCGCGGCACGACGCCGTCGATTTCATCCCCGTGCGAGTAGTCTTCCGCCCGTGCCATTACTTCCTGCCACTTTGGCTTGTCTCCGGGCTGGCGCCAAATTTCCGCGAGAGACGTATTGACGAAAACCTGCAACTGCTCAGGCGTTTCTTTCGCCTCTAGAAAAGCAGCAGTTAAACTGGTTTTTGGATCAACGCCGCCAATCGTCTTGCGATTGCTGTACAGATGCGAAATCGTGTAACCCCGCCAGTTCGGGGCTGCCAGGGGGTTCGACGCTACCCAAGTGATGGTGCCAAGCGCTCTGGCTCTATCTGCCTCGGACCAGGGATGCGAGCAGTGCGCACATTGGTAATGCGCCGTAGTTGGGTCGCTGTTCACCCACCGAACATTCGACCACTCCAACGTTTGACTGCACCGGCAGTAAGGACAAGCCACGTAGGGCCGGCGCTGATCCGTCCGTTGAAAGTAGTAGTTGATCTTCCCGCTCTCAACCGTCGGCGAGCAGGCCAAGACGACCTTGGCCCGTGATCCGTACTGCATCGTGCGCTGGATGCCGAGACCGATCTGATCTCCTTCCACCGTCGCCGCGTACTTGTCGATCTCGTCGCAGAACAGGTACTGAATAGTTCGACGGGCGAAGTTGCCTGGGGCGTTGGCCCCGACGAAGCTGACCGAGCCGCCCCGAAACGTTTTTGAGCTGATCGTGTTCGCTGAATCCCGCGATTTGCTGGGCGCGACTCTGTCGCGCACCATCGCGTTGTCCCGAATCATAGGAGCAATGCGCTCACGCGACAGCGTCGTCGCATCGTCTTCTTTCGGCTCCGTGAAGAGTACGGGTCCGGGTTTCTCGCAGATGACATACGCCAGTGCGATCTGCTGCAGAATTGTCTTTATCATCTGCGTCGACGTCATCAAGACGATCACGTTCACCTTCGGATCCGTGAACGAATCAAGAACTTCTCTCTGCCAGGCGTATGGCACGAAAAGGCCGGAAGTAGCGCTGTAGTCCGGCGACAGGTAAAAGTTCTGCTCCGCCCATGCCGAAAGCGGCGGCGGAGTGCTGGGCGCCAGAATGTCGAGCCACGACTGCCCAATTTCTGCCTGCACGCTCAAGCCGCCTCGACCAAACCTTCAAGGTCTGCGACAGTCCGCACCGCGGGCAACCGCTGCCGGCTCACGTGGGCCAAAGAGCGGTTGATTCGATTCTGGATCAGCAAGCCGATCTCTGGCGCAGTCAAACCGACCAGATCGTCTTGCAGCTCGGTACCGATCGCCTGCAGCTCCTGCTTAAGGAGGGTGAGGAGAGCGAGCAACCACGCTTCGGTTTTTGCACACTCAATCAACTCGCCCGCTTCTCGCCGGTACTCGAGCTCAACCTTCTTCGCGGCGTAAATTTCACGACTGGCCTTGGCGCGAGCCAATTGTTCAGTGAGCTCAACCGCCGTTGCCACCGTGGTGGCTCGCGTCTCGCTCTCGATCGGCTTCTGCCCTTGGGCCCGCCTGATTTGCGTCCGCCAAACGTCAGCCTGGTCTGAGTCGATCAGACCATCTGGGCCCCTGGCGATATGTCCGCGCTTAATCGCGGACTGAATCGCGCTGGGGTACATGCCATGTTGAACAGCATACGTGTACGGCCTTATGCGGGGCATAGTACGCGATCCCAAGTTTGATTGTGCCGCCAGCCTCGCTGCTTATCGTGTGTTGCACCGTATGACCCCGGCCACAGTTTCAGCCGACTCACCTCTTGCGTTCCCAAGTTCGTCAGAACACCGACGCGAGCAGACTCCATTGTGATTCGCCCTAAGCCTAACCACTCCTGCGCGACGGCCGCTGGCACGTAGCCGTACTGTAGTCCCGTCACATGAAGCAGTAGCACTCGTCGAGCGAACACGAAACTTCCTTTCCAGAGCTTGTCTACTGCCACGCGTCTCGTCACACGCAAGCTCTTAGTCCCGAGGATAAGGATCAAGAGAGCAACCCTTTGGCTAAAGGAATTACACCTCGATACAATCAATCGTACCATAAAGTAAGCGCGTAAGTACATGTCTTTTCTAC